TACAGAACCACCAATGATTATTGATTCTGTGAGAGGAGTAACAAAAAGATTAAGAACTAATTTAACTAGTGCCGAAGATACAACAGATGTTTTAACTTCTTTTGATAGTGATGGATTAACTTTTGGTTCTGGTAGTGATGGAAATTCATCAGGTCAGACTTATGCAGCTTGGTGCTGGAAAGAATCTGCAACTGCTGGGTTTGGAATAGAAACTTGGACAGGCGATGGTAATACAAATAGAGATGTAGCACATAATATGTCGGCTACGCCAAATGTTGCTATAATAAAAAGGAGAGATAGTTCAAACTCTTGGATTGTGTACCATGATAAAAATACTTCTGCACCATTAACAGATTATTTATATTTAGATACTACTGATGCTACTTCCGATGCTAGTGGTGCTTGGATAGGAGTTGATGGAACCAATGTTGAGTTAGTCCAAGTTTTTTCTGCTACTAATACTAATACTGCAACTTATGTTGGATATTTTTTCGCAGAAAAACAAGGCTTCAGCAAGTTTGGCACATACACAGGAAATGGAAATGCTGATGGAGCATTTGTTTACACAGGATTTAGACCAGCTTGGATTATGATAAAAAAATCAAGTGGTACTGGTAACTGGTTAATGTGGGATTCAAAAAGAGAAGGTTATAATGTGGACAATGATGCTTTGGTAGCAAATACTAACGATGCAGAAGAAACAGATGATAGAGTTGATATTTTGTCCAATGGTTTTAAAATGAGAGGCAGTCAAACTGCTAATAATGCTTCAGGTGCAACTTACATTTTTGCATCTTTCGCAGAAGCACCATTTGTTAATTCTAAAGGTGTACCTTGTAACGCAAGATAGGAGAAATTATGCAATTATCAAAACATTTTAAATTAGAAGAATTTGAAAAGTCTATGACAGCAGTTCGTAAAGGAATTGAAAATAAAGCTGGTAGTGGAGAAATAAAAAACTTAACCGATTTATGCTATACAGTATTAGAGCCTGTAAGAGCAAAATTTGATAAACCAATTATTATTACTTCAGGATTTCGTTCTGAAGAATTATGCGAAGCTATTGGTAGCAAAAAAACATCACAACATGCAAAAGGACAAGCAGTTGATTTTGAAATAGCTGGAGTATCTAATCTTCAAGTAGCAGTATGGATTGAAGCTAATTGCGATTTTGACCAACTGATTTTAGAATATTGGACAGGAGAAGCTAATAGTGGTTGGATTCATTGTTCTTATGCAGAGGGTAGTAATAGAAAACAAGTTTTAAGATATGATGGAAAGACTTATGAAAATGGATTACCAGATATGAAATGGTCTGGTGGTAAGGTTGTTAATTGATGAATATGTTTTTTAGAGGTATAGAATTTTTTAATAGTTTATTTAAACAGGAGAAAAAAATGCCAAAAGGAATTGGATATAAAAGTAAAAAGAAACTTCCAAAAAAATCTGGTAAGTCAGGTAAAGGAAAATCTTATACTTACAAAAAAAAGAAGATGTAATCCCACTAATATTGCATTAACACAACTTATAACATATAAAGAACATTATATGTACAAAGCAATTTTATGTATTTCTGATCTTCATATTCCATACCATCATCCACAAGCATTTGACTTTTTAAAAGCTTTAAAAAAAAAATTAAAACCTGATCTAATTGTTAATGGTGGAGATGAATTAGATAAACACGCATTATCATTTCACGATAGCGACCCTGATCTTCCTAGTGCTGGAGATGAATTAAAAATTAGTAAAAAATATATTTGGGAACTTAAAAAGATATTTCCTAAAATGATATTATTACACTCTAATCACTCATCATTAATTTATAGACGAGCATTAAAACATGGTATGCCTAAAGCTTATCTAAGATCATATAATGAATTTTTAGAAGTAGATAATAATTGGAAATGGGTTGAAGATTTAAACATTAAACTAAGCGATGGTTCTGAATGTTATTTTACTCATGGAATGGCGGCAGATGGTCTTAAATTAGCCATGCAATATGGTAAAAATGTATGTCAGTTCCATTTCCACTCAAAGTTTAATATCCAATATTTTAGCAATCCAAGTAATCTAGTTTGGTCTTTACAATGTGGATGCTTAACAAAACAAAGTTCTTTAGCTTTTGGTTACGCAAAAAACTTTCGTTTAAGATTTGTAATAGGAACAGGTGCAATAGTTGATGGACAACCAATTCTCTATCCAATGGTGCTAGACAAGAATGGTAAGTGGATTGGTAAAATAGTATGACAAAGTGCAAAAATTGTGGATGTAAAACGAGCATAGAGGGGTCTAATTCAGCGATTACAAGACAAGTTGGGGGTAAGCACTATAAAGGAAAAATTCAACCAATAGAATTGATTGTAGAACATAATTTAGATTTCATAGATGGAAATATTGTAAAATATGCTATAAGAAAAAAGAATGGCGAAAGCGATAAAGAAAGATACGATAAAATTATACATTATGCAGAATTAGCAAAGGATTTAAAATGTGGTTAAGTGCAATTAAAATGGCTATGAGTGCTGGTAGTCATATCTATAAAAAAAGACAAGAAACTAAAATGCGTATGGCAGATGCACAATATCTCCACGCAGAAAAAATGGCTAAAGGCGAAGAAGCATATCAAGGAAAACTTTTAGAAGCTAGACAAAACGACTATAAGGATGAAATAGTTTTATTAATTCTAACTTTGCCAATTTTGGTTCTGGCCTATGGTGTATGGTCAGACGACCCTGAAGCTATGGCAAAAATTAATTTATTCTTTGAACATTTCCAAGCACTCCCATCATGGTTCACTAATCTTTGGATTTTAGTATGTGCGAGTATTTTTGGAATAAAGGGAACACAAATCTTTAAGAACAATAAAAAATAATGAGTATTTATGGATATAGATGCAGTAATCATAGAAGCAGAATTTCAGCTAGAAAGCCCTTATTATCCTAATGGTCATTTTGTATGTTTAAGATTTATTGATACAGAACCATCTCATCCAAAGCTTACACAAATGATAAAAGATTTTGAACAATATGAAGATATATTACTTATTTCTTATAAGTATGATTCAAAGAAGATTACAAAAGATACTAATTTAGAACATCTTAATATCACTTGGCATTAAGCCACAAAGTTTTTCATACAACATATAATTATTCTCCTTTTTTAATTTAATACCTTGTGGCTTAAAGGCGACCCATACCCTCTCGGTTATGGGTCTATCTCGGATGGGAGCATATGGCCATCTAAGAATTTTATCCATCTTGTTTTCCAGCAAGAGTTAAATCTCTTTTTACTTCTGTTTGTCTAACAGATAAGTAACGATCTAAATTGTTATACATTAATTTTGCTTTTATAAGCTGACTCTCAGCATGGGCATAACTTTCAATAATCTTTTTATACTCAGGGTCAGTTCTAGCTTTATGATCGGCTTCAATAACAGTTTTAGTATCAAGCTTGTATTTTAAAAATAATTTAGAAAACATAGCTTTCTTACCCTCATCAAGCACAATAGCTTTCTCTGCCCACTCACTCCATTTATTAGAAGCTTCTGTCATTTTTTTATATGCTTCTTTACTATTTAGGTTCATTGTTTCCATTATTTCTCCTTGTTATTTGTTTTAAAAGTATATTTTAAAATAGATGTTCTTGGGTCAAAATCATATTTACAAGATGATAATAATAATCCAACTAAAATAATTAAAATTATAATTATAATCTTTGTATGTTTTCTATGTATTGGATAGCCAAAAAATATCATGGATATTGCAACATCTCTTTTGCATCTTTTTTTAATTGTCTAATTTGTTTTTCATACTTTTTAATTTTTTCTATCATAAGTTTGTCGGCTTCTTTTTTAACATCTTCTACTACCTGAACATTGGCTAACTTTAATTCATCTATTTCTTTTCTTAATTGGCCATTAAGTTTTCTGTGATCTTCATTTACACTTTTATAAGTTGTAATTTCTAATTCTTTGGAATCTATTATATTTTTAAGGCTTATGATTTCTTTTTTAAGTGTTTCAATTATATCTTCTATTTTTTCATTCATATCAAATCCTTTTTAATGTGCTGGGCTTCCGAGAGATAGAAGCCCAACACTAACCTAAAAGTATGTTATGAAAATATTATACTTAAACTGCTTACGCATTAGTATCTCTCTAACATATAATTTTTAAATTTCATAACTCTTATCTTTATATCTGATTTGCTTTGATTTGAAAAACACTAAATATTATCGTTTTAGTTGTATCTAATGTTAAATAAGCTAGGTTTTAAGCCATTATTTTAGGGGTTGTAATTCAACCGAAAGTATGAACATAATAGGACATTATGAAAAAAACTTATACTTACAACGAACTAAAAGGTTTTATCAATGAGGAACTTGAAAACTTTAATCACATCATTGAGAGCAAACATATTTTTAATTCTGAATTTAATAAGTACAGAAAATTCTTTAAAGGTTTATTAAAAAAAACTACTAAAACTAAAAGTTTATATAACCCTGATAAATTTAATTATCACTATCCAACTTTTAATACTTACAATAATTATAGTGGTAGATATATTTCATTAACAAAAGAGTATGTTGTTGATTTAGATATGACTCAACTTTACAAAGATTTTCCAAATCTTAAAAAAGACCAAGAGTTGTTATTATCTTTAAAACCAAATGTAAGATCAGGTAAAAGACCAAAAAATTTAGAAAAAGATTACGAAGCTGAAAGATTAAGAAAAGCACAATTAGAAGATAAAGCTACTTGTGGTATCTGCCATGACTATTGGGAATTAGTTAATATGGATAATCAAAAAAATATTATTGCAGATCATGGTTTCTATATTGGTTTTGGTCAAAGAAACAATGTTTGCTTTGGTGCAAGATTTCATTGTTGGGAAAAATCTCCTAAATCTAAAATAGAATATGTTAAGAAAGTTTTAAGACCATTATTAGAAGAAGTTTTAAAAGAAAAGCCTGATGCTTCTTCTGTTGAAAGAGCAATCAATAGAATTATTGATTATAAAAAAGCACAAGAAGAATACAGAAATTTACCAAACGAAATGATTAGAAAATATAGACAACAAGAAAGAGATTCAGGTAAATACTTTGCAAGATATGTTAAAGATGAAACTTGCCCTGAAGATATTAAAAAAGTTCATACAATAGTAAGAAGAATGAAAAGACCATCTATTATGTTTTCAGGACAGATGGTAGGAGAAGATTTACCATTAGATACAAGTAAAATAACTTTAGAGTTATTAGTAAAAATTTGGTCTGATTACAAAGACCAAATACAAGCTGATATTGACAGATTCCAAACAGCTATAAAAAATTGGAAACTACAACCAACACCAAAGGAGAGAGCATAATGATAGGAATAAATAAAGTACATAGAACAAAAAGACTATTTCATTATATGATTACAATTAATAATAAGACTTGGATTAGTAGGGATAATTATTTTCTTAAAAAAAAAGAAGCCCAAAGTTATATAGATCAAAACAAAGAAAAGTTAGAAAAGGAGAGAGCAAATGGATAATCTAAATCAAAAATTATCTGAACTTAAATCAGGTAATTACTTAATTAAGGTCACAAGCATTGGAGATAAAAGACCTAACAAATATTATTCAAAAGAATATTTTGTAACAGTAAAATATCAAGTTACAGATTTGAATAATCCCAAAAGAAAGTTTGGAGTAATAGTAGCTGGAATGGGTGCAAAACCTATTGAACTAAATGTAGATAGAGAACTATTACCTACAAATTACTTTACTTGGGAAAGCTTTGATGAAGTATTGTTTGAGAGATTAGCAAGATGGCAAAACAGTATTAATCAAGAGGGCTACTATCCAAAAAGTAGAGATACAGGTCAGATAGTAGATAAAAACAACAACCTAAAAGGAGATAAATAATGCCTAAAGAAAATATAATAAAAGATCAACTTATGAATCAAGCATTACAGCAATTAGCAGTAATGAGTATGGGTAAGTCTGATTATTTTAACTTTTTAAATAAAATAATAGATCAAGGAATTGCAAAAGAACTTGATAGATTAAAAGATGATGAAAAGTTAGAAGTTAAAATTAATAAGATTATGGTCAACGATCAACCACATCTTAAAATTGATTTTAATAGAGTTAAAAAGGAGAGCAAATAATGTCTAAATCTAAAGGATTAATATTCACAATTAACACTAGAAATAAGTCATATAATTTGCTAGAAGAAATGTATAAAGATTTTGGGGTGGTGTTCCATCCCAAAACTACTGTTGATTCAGTAGCAAACTTTGTAAAGGAGAAGAAGCAAGATGCAAAAGCAACTACCGAAGCTTCAAGCAAAGTACGACAAGCAGATAGTGAGAGAACAAGACCTGTTGGAAAAGCTAAAGAAAGCAAGGTACAACAAAAAAGCTTTAGCATGGAAGATACACAACATAAAATATCATCCAGCTTTAGCAATTTAAAGAGAGAGAGATAACAGTTATGAAAAAAATGTACTTAATGACGATACTCGTCTGCACTCTATTAAATGGGTGTGCCTATAATCCTATAATTGATACTGCTGGAAAATCAGGAACTTTCAATACAGACCAAGCCAAAGAAATAACAAATGATTTGCAACATTGTAAAATGGTAGCAGATCAAAATAGCACTTTTTGGGGTGGAATAGTTTTTTGGATTGAAAGCCCAACTGCTGATACTCAACATGAATCTATTTATAGAAAATGTTTAGTGAATCGTGGCCACTCGGTATTAAATTGATATGCCAAAATTAATACCTAAAGCAAAGAAACTAGCTTTTATGTGTGCAAAATGTTTCAATACCAAAGTTGATAAGTTGGCATGGTTTTTTGGAAATTCACTACTATGGAATGAGTCGTTACTCTGTCGGACTTGTTTTAGTGAATCGTTTAATAAATTGACAGAGAAACAAAGAAAGGAATGGGCTTTTTATGCTAATAAAAAACCAAGATAAAATTGCAGAAATAAGTTATCTGATTCAACCATGTTTAAATATGTTTGGTGTATCAGAAGATCAAAACGACAAAGTTTTGAAAAAGATTTATGGTTTGCAATTAAAGAAGATGCGATTAATGCGTGGCCTAACTCAGACAAAAGTTGCCAAAGCAATCAAGGTAACCTTTCAGCAAATACAAAAATATGAAAAAGGAGTAAATGCTGTAAGTGTAATGAATGAACTTAAATTTTGTGAGTTCTTTAATTGTGATAGAGATTACTTTGTTCAACCTATTACTGAGAATGGTTATAAGTTCTTAAACAAAAAGAGAGAGAGGAATGGAAATGATAGTCAAGAGTAAAGATAAACATGGTAATCAAATAGAGTTTAATCCTAAAGGTAGAGGAGCAAGATATACTGTAAATGGATTGAAGAAAAAAGGAGTCACTACAATCATAAGCGAAAGATTTGGTAAAGGTGCTTTAATGTGGTGGAGTGAAAATTGTGTTTATGAAGCATTAGGACAAATGCTAAAACACAATAAGAAACCTGTTGATGAAATCCAACAGAATATGGATGATCTTAAATACAGAGTAAAACAAATCAAAGAAAATGCTATGCACATTGGAACTAATATGCACTCTTTAGCTGAAGATTATATCTTAGGTAAAGAAGTTATTACTCCACACTCAGAACCGCTTAAAACTATGTTTGCTAAGTTTAAGAAGTTTTGGGATAAGAAAAAAATCAAGGTAATTGAAACAGAGAAAACATATTATTCAAAAGAACTTGATGTGTGTGGAACATTGGATTGTTTGGTTAAATATAAAGGTAAGATTGGTATATTAGATTTTAAAACATCTAAGGATTTTTACCCTGATATGCCAATACAAATCCATACTTATAAAAAATTAGTGGAAGATTCTACTGATTTAAAAATAGAATTTTTGGCAGTTATTAATATTCCAAAAGAGCCTGTCAAAGATGTTAATATGAGGATATTTCAAATTAAGCCTAAATACCTAAAAGGTTTTAAAGCTTGTAAATATCTTAATAGCCTAGAAGAAGATTTCAAGGCTAGAAACTTGGAATACAACAAAGAGAGGAGCAATTAATGTACCAACAACAGAAACAACCCTTTTGTGCTTTAACTTTATATTTGAATCCTACAGGAAATAAATCTCCTAAGTTTGAATACAAAGCTGATGCAAAAAGTTTATTTACTTGTAGCTTAACTAAGAAAAAATATAAGCTATCACAAATAAATGAATGGTATTTAACAGAGGGAGTTCAAAACTTTGTTAAACAAGGTTATACAGGTAAGTGGATGGCTAAGACTCAACAAATTGAAAATCCTAAACCATACGACAAAGGAGATTTTCAAATGGTTTTGAGTTTTATTATGATTAAGCCATATAAACCTCAACCAAATGTAGATGGTTTAAAACCTATGAGTCAAAGCATCCCACAGGTTCAGCCACAACAGGTTGAAGTTGCTAGAAAGCAACCTGATGAATCTTTTGATGATGACTTACCACCATTTTAATTAATCAAATATACAGGGTCTTAAATGACCCTGTATAAAAAAGGGAGATGTTATGAAAATACAATTAGATTTAGATTATAATGCACACAATTATACAGATACAAGTAAATCTGCTTTTAACAAACAAAAGCCTAAATTAAAAACTAAAAGAGAAAAGGTATTTGAATATATTAAAACTGAGTCATCAACTAATTATCAAATAGCTGATGAGTTAGAAATGCCATTATCTAGTGTATGTGCTAGGGTTAGAGAACTACAACTTCTCGGTTTAATAGAGGATAGTGGTATTAGACGAGAAACACCTTATGGTAAAACTGCGATAGTATGGCAAAAAAAAAAGTAGCAACTAAAAAAGAAAAAGAATGGATGCGTAAAGTATCTGAATTAGATTGTTATTGTTGTGGTTCTCCAGCAGAGGTACATCACATCAGAAAGCATACAGGAATGGGCCTAAGACCCTCACATTTTGACACAATTCCATTATGTAGCCACCACCATAGGACAGGCAAGGATTCAATACATTTGGGTAAGAAATTATTTATTCAAAAGTATGGAACTGAACAAGAGATATTGAAACAAGTAAAAGAAAGGATTAACAATGACTCGTAAATCTGGTTATTTCATTTGCTATCGTAATATTTGGCAACATCCTGTGTTTAAGAACCTATTACAAGCTAGTTGCTGGATTTATATGATTTCTTCAGCTTCACACCAAGATAAGACATTAAGGTTTTTAGATAATTCAATATTTGTAAGGCGAGGAGAATTAATAATGCCTTTAAGAGTAAATGCTAAAAGGTTTAAAATGACATATAGTGAAATGCGAACTTTCATACTAAGGCTTGTGCGTAGAAAGATGATAACCACTAGACACCACCACCTACAGCCCACCAACAACCACCCTAGCCGAAAAGTAACGATTATAAGTGTTGTAAATTACGACAAATTTCAGTATGTGGATAACGAACAACCACCTACAGACCACCTATCGCAACAAGGACTAAATAACAATACTAATAAACAAATACTAAATAGTAGGTCAAGCAAAGACAAGGATGTGAATAATGGGTATAAAGAGATTGGTACTGAGGGAGATTATATTATCCTTATGAAAGACAAGAAAAAATATTTAAAACATAAATATAAGGATGAACCTATAAAAGACTATTAATGGCAGATTTAAGAATATTAAGTTTAGGTGCTGGAGTACAATCATCAACTTTAGCTTTAATGATAGAAAAAGGAGAAATTCCACCTGTAACTTGTGGAATCTTCGCTGATACACAAGCAGAAAGCAAAGAAACAATGGAATTTCTTAATTGGCTTAAATCTAAATTATCTTATCCTGTATATATAATTTCAAAAGGTAATCTTACAGAGCATTTATTGAATACTGATTTTCCAATAGCACCATTTTATAGCTTAGATACATTAACAGGAAAAAAAGGTCTTATGCTTCGCCAATGCACAAATGACTATAAAATATCAATTATTACACAAAAAGTTAGACAATTATTAGGTTTAAAAAAAAGAGAAAGAGTTAAAAAAGGAACAAAGGTAGAAATGCTTATGGGTATATCAAAAGACGAAGTATTTAGAATGAAACCTAATAGAATGCCATATATTACAAATATTTATCCATTAATTGATATGAATATGCGTAGGCAAGATTGTATTAATTGGTTTAATAAATATTATGATAAAACTCCACCTAGATCAGCTTGTATTTATTGTCCTTATAAAAATGATAAAGAATGGAAACATTTAAGAGAAAATAATCCTGAAGAATGGCAAGAAGTTATAGAATTTGATAAAAAAATACGAAACAACTCACGAAAAAAAGAAGTTGAGGTTTATGTTCATAGAAGTTGCAAACCAATAGGAGAAGTAGATTTAAACAGAGGAGATGACCAATTAAACCTATTTAATTCGGAGTGCGAGGGCTATTGTGGTAATTAAATGAGATCAATATTGCGAATCTTTAAATATGTCAGAAAAAGATTGATAAAATTGTCCATTGAAAATAAAATGCTAAAAAGACAGCTTGAATATTATAGGGCAATAGAACAATCTAGAAAAAATAGAAAACATTAAATGGTAAAAAAGAAGTCAAAATTTAGACACATTTCAATCTCCAATAAAAAGTTTTATTTTTACGAAATTAAGTGGATGGATGTAATAGGAGATTCAGGTCATGCTTCAGAAAAAGAATTTCATAATATGAAACCAGCTTATATGACAACTAATGCTTATATATTTAAAAAAAATAATAAATATGTTTGGACATTTGCAAGTTATGATGAAGAAACTTTTAGCGATAGAAACCTAATACCTAAAGGATTGATATTATCTATGAAAAAGGTAGAAGTGTAAAATAATGAAAATAGAATTAGCTGATATTAATACTATTAAACCTTATCCAAATAATCCCAGAAAATTATCAGATATTGCAATAGAGAAAGTTTCCAAATCCATTAAAGAATTTGGATTCAGGCAACCTATTGTAGTTGATAAAGATAGAATTATTGTTGTTGGACATACTAGATACCGAGCATCAAAAAAATTAGGTTATAAAAAAGTGCCTGTAACTATTGCTGAAAATCTTACTAAAGAACAAATCAATGCTTATAGAATAGCCGATAACAGAACCAATGAAGAAGCTAAATGGGATGAAGAATTATTAAAAATGGAATTAAAGGAATTAGAATATAAAGACTTTGATCTTAAAATGACAGGGTTTGATGATAAACAAATAAACGACCTTTTATTCGAGGAGAAACAGGGTTTAACCGATGATGATGCTGTTCCTGATACTCCTGAAGAACCTATAACTAAATTAGGAGATATATGGCAGTTGGGTAAGCATAGAGTTATGTGTGGAGATAGCACTAAAGAAGATGATATTAAAAAACTTATAAATAATAATATAGATTTAGTTTATACCGATCCTCCTTATGGCATTAATGAAAAAGGAGATAGGTCTAATAGAGGTGGATTAACACAAGGCAATAATTTAAAAGATTTTAAAGATGACACTATTGATTATGCTGTAAAAGCAATTAAAATTATTGAAAATTTTAAAATACCTAGACAGGTATGGTGGGGTGCTAATTATTATTGTCATTTTTTACCATTATCTAATAATTGGTTTGTATGGGATAAAAGAGTTGAAGAAAAACAAAAAGACACTCAATCAGATTGTGAAATGGCTTGGGTTAAGTCTAAATGGTCATCAGTTAGAATCTTTAGACATTTATGGAAAGGAATGATGAAAGCATCAGAGCATGGTCAAAGAAGAGTACATCCAACTCAAAAACCTGTTGAACTTGCTAAATGGAGTTTTGATTATTTTAAAGATGTTACAAGTGTTTTAGATTTATTTGGTGGTAGTGGTTCAACACTAATAGCTTGTGAAAAAACTGATAGAATATGTTATATGATGGAGTTAGACCCTAAATATTGTGATGTAATAATTAAGCGATGGGAACAATGGACAGGAGAAAAAGCAACAAAATGAAATCTGACAAAAATAAGGCAAATGGTTTAAAAAAACCTAATGGTGCTGGTAGGCCCAGAATTATTATAGACCCAAAAATTATAGCAAATTTAGCACAGATAGGTTGCACACAGGAAGAAATAGGAAGTGTTGTAGGAGTATCTGCTAGAACTTTACAAAGAAATTATGCCGAAATTGTAGAGCAAAATCGTGAAAAAGGTAAAGCTAGTTTAAGAAAAAAAATGTGGGATAAAGCTTTAACTAAAGACAATACCAATATGCAAATCTGGCTATCTAAAAACTATCTAGGAATGAAAGATAGAACTCAAACAGAATCTATTACAGAACCCTTACCTTTAATCATTGATGGCAAAGCCGAAGAAGTTGAAGTAAATGGCAAAGAAAAAGGGTAACATTTATGGACAAAGAGTTGTCTATGAAAAAAAGTTTAATGGAACAAGCATTGGCAGACGACCTAAAACTTCATCAATGAATAAAAACAAACGCAGACAACTAGGAAAGAAACCATATTACAGAGGTCAAGGTCGTGGATAATGTATTTATTATTATCTTTAGCTGTTTAGGGTTTATGGTTTTATTATCATTATATATGTTATTTACTTTATGAAGCGATCTAACTTCTATCCCAATGGAGAGTTTATTCCATATCAAATGCCACAAGATTTTAAAAAAGCTTTAGGTAAAGAAGCCTGTGGTAATTGTGGAATGTACTCACTACCAAGAAATTTTTGTGGTGTTTATAGAACTAGAGGAGTTAAGGATAACTTTGTTTGTGGTAAGTGGAGAAAAAGGCATTTCAAAAGATAACGCAATATTGTAATAGGGTTTATGGAAGAACCTGTGCATTATTTAGTATTATTATTACTTCAATTTGATGGAACTTTAGTTAAGGAAGTCTTGGAGTTTGCAAGACCAATGACTCTAATGGAATGTTTGGACTTTGCTGACGATCATAGAGAAGTAATATCCCATTATGTATTTGAAGAAGATGATAAGATAATTAATGCTTGGTTTCTTAATGATGGCACAGGTACTTGGCAAGGGAGTATGTGTGTTCAAGACCCTGATAAATTATAAAAAAAACTATAAAATAAATATTTGCTATGATAAAAGGTAAAAATGAGTGATAAATTAATTACAGGATTATTGGCTATTCTTATTGCCCTTTCAGGTTGGTCTTTATCTACAACAGTAGGTTTAAAGTCTGATGTAGCAGTATTAAATGAGAAAGTTTCTAAATTAGAAAAAGATGTTGAGGAAATAGGCTGGAATACTTTTGATAAAGATAAGAAAAAAAAGAAGAAGAAGAAAAAGAAGAAGTTAAATGTTCAATGATAAATGGTTTATAATATTATTATTTTTTGTATTATTAATATTAGGATTAGCTGGATGTAATACAAATGTTTGCCCTGATAAAACAACAGTAGAAGTTGGTGTAACAGAAACAGATAGTAAGAACGATAAGCTACAAGAAAAGAAATC